GGATAAGGTAAGCCGTAGTGAAATCATGGCCTAAAATCTCTTCATGGCCACCCAACCCTATGTCCTTGCAGCGTGCATCTCGGCCATTCCGACCTCGATTATGGCTATCAGCACTTGGTATGGAGTGCATAAGGGTCGCAAAGAGAACAGTACCGATAACGGTAAAGTTGCTGGAAAAGTAGATAAACTCGTTGATGAAGTAAAAGACCTCGGCAAAGACGTCCGTATGCTGGACACGAAAGTTCAGAAGTTAGACCTGCGAGTAGAGCGCATGGACTTGCGGTTTGATGCTATTCAAGATACGCTAGACCGACACCTCGGTTGGCACAGGGAACAAGCCTTGAGCGACTTACCAGAGGCATTGTCAGAGGAGCGTAGTGAAAATGAGCGACACCGCCACCCAACAGCCAACGACTAAGCCAGCCGTTGATCCGAAGGCTCTCGGAGCCACCTTTACCCGTTATGCAGTTCCCGCCGTTGTCGGTGTGGTGATTTCACTGGCGGCGAAGGCAGGTTTCAACTTGACTGATGCACAAGCATACGCCTACGTCGCACCGGCAATCGCAGCAGCCTACTCAACGGCGATCCACTTCGCAGAGGTGAAAATCCCTGCACTCGGACTTCTTCTCGGAGTCAAGCGACCGGCGACACTCGCTAAGACCGCATAGGTTCAGCAGCACCAAAACGATGGCCGGTGGGAATGTGGGAAAATCCCACGCCCGCCGGCTTTCGCCTTTCTAGTGAAATACCCGACGCCGAGCGACGCTTTGTGTGTAGTATCACTCTCCCCGGAGAGAAGGGTGAAGTATGAGTGTTCGGGTTCAGACCTACGTGTGGCAGTTGTCACTCAAGCAAGGTCAAAAGTTAGTCGCACTCGCTATGGCGGATCATTGTCACGATGACGGTTCAGAGGCGAGGCCGAGCAGGGCTCTCGTTGCTAAAAAGTGCGGCATGAGCGAACGGCAAGTGACCCGTGTTCTGGCCGAACTCGTCGAGTTGGGTGTGCTGGAACTTGAGCGAGCAGCCTCGCACCACCGATGCAACGTCTATCGGTTCCCCTTGCCCGAAGATTTCGCTGTCTTACGGAGTGGACAACCTGTGGACAAAACTGTGGGTGGTGAAAAGTCTGGGGTGACAAATGGAACATCAGGGGTGACAAATGCGACAGTAGGGGTGACAAATGACGCATTCAGGGGTGACGCCCATGTCACCCTAACCATTAGAGAACCATCATTAGAACCATCAAGAGAACCTAAAATGATCATTTCGCATAAATCTGCGATAAGTGAGAATGCTGAAATCCTCCCCATCACTGCCCTTGACGCTCAGTTCGATCAGGTCTGGGCCCTCTACCCACGTAAGATCGGGAAGGCGGCGGCCCAGAAGGCGTTTAGAGCGCGTTTGAGGGAGGGGGTGGCACTCGGAGACCTAATCACCGCTACAGAGGCGTACGCGGCAAATCAGAGGGGTCTCGACGCAACCTACACGATGCATGGCTCGACATTCTTCGGGCCGAACGAGCGTTGGAAAGACTACCTACCCGGCGGGGCTGCACATACCGAGCAGTTAGTGAAATCTGTGCCGCAATCGTACTCGGCGATCAGTTCTTGGTTGTCAAAGGTTGAGGGTTAGTCGTGGAACCTGCCGAAACCGCGAAGGTGTGCGCCCTACTCGCCGCAGCCTTCCCTGCATGGGTGCTGAAAGAGGACACGATTAGCGTTTGGCATCTGTCGCTACAAGACCTCCCCGGCGACGTTGTGCTGCGAGCCGCTCAACTCTGGGTCATCTCTGAAGAGAAGTATCCGACGATTGCTGGAATACGCCGCATGACCGCCGAAGTGTCAGGGGTTCTCGCTCCATCGGGGACTGAAGCGTGGGAGCAAGTGCAACGGCTCCTTGCTGAAAAGACGCCACTGTCGCACGACCTCATTGACAAGGCCGCACGAGTTATCGGCTGGTGGGAGTTGCGCCATAGTGAAAACGTCACAGCGACACGCGCGCAGTTCCTCCGTGCCTACGAAGACTTACGGAAGGGCTACAATGCCTCAGTCGTGAACCAGATCGGTTTCACCACAGGGCAGCCAATGGTCGCGTCGAACGATTATCGACAATCCGCGATAGCAGCACCTTGACCTCACTACACGGAAGGCGCATACTGGAACCATGATCAAACTCATTCTGTTCCCCATCAAGGTCGGGTTACAACTCGTCGGTGCAGTCTTCGCAGCCGGTCTTCTGGTCATCATCAACGCTCCGTTCTCAACGCCCAAGGTGAAATCCAAGAGATGAGGGTTGAGGAACTCTGGCCTTCGGCGTGGGTCACAACCCTGTTCCCGTGGGAAGAGAAACTCGCTGAGGTTGTCGGCATCGGGCGAACTAGTGAAAACCAAGGCAAACACGACAGGGTTTCGTATGACGCTACTCGCTTGATGGACGACAATGCACTCGCAAACATTCATGCGGCTGTGGTGGAAATCGGAGTGAGTAGGTTGATCGGTGCGTATTGCTACTCTGCGGTCTGGGAGCAAGGAAAGCACTACCTCTACGCCTCTGGTCTTCCTGATGCACTTCGCGGAAGGATTGAGGTGGAAATCAAATGGCGTCGAACTGCGAACATGATGCCGGTGGACAAGAAGGACGCTGAAGCCAACCGGCTCGTCTTGTGGGCAGAGTCCAAACTCGCCACCCGATACAACTGCTCATGCAGTCCCCTCTGTAGTGAAATCTCACCAGAGAGGCAGACCAGTCGAGTGCGACTACTCGGTGGAGGCTATGCCGGTGAGTTATACCCTCATGGCAAGGCGTATAATGGTGATCCAAATCGTGTCGGCGTGCCAGTATCGTTCCTGACCCCCATCGCAAAGTTAGAACTGCCATGACTAGTGAAAAGCGTTGCCGAAAGTGCAACATCTGGAAGTCCGTAGCCGACTTCACCGAGCGAAGAGACCGACCCGGAACCTACTCTCCTGCTTGCCGAGCGTGCGACGGAGCCAAGAAGCGCAGTCAAGCCAATCGGTGGCAAACGACGCAACGTGAGAGTGCTCTCAAGGCAACGAAAGTGATGAAGCGATCACCAACGCTGCAAGCGTACGAGACTGAGTTTCACAAGGTCAAGCCAATAGTCAAGGCAAGGTCAAAGGGAGTGTGTGAGGCCAAGACCGAAGTGTGCGAGAGGGCTGCGGTTCACGTTCACCACCGCAAGTTGCGCTCACAAGGCGGAAGCAACGACCCGGTAAATCTCATTGACGTCTGTTTCGCTTGCCACAACTGGATACATCTACACCCGGCGATCTCATACGAACAAGGTTGGCTCTTGCACAGCACCGACGAAGAGACGCCGTTGAGGTAGAAACCCGTGAAACTCTCTTGCTCCAACTGCGAAAAGACGTTTGACCGCCCTCCGTCTCAAGTCAAGGCGAACCAGCAACATCGGGGAGAACTAAGCAGGCAGACTAAACCTTCGGGGCTGGATAGTGAAGGCGGTGTGTGGGCTTCTGAACCTATCGCTCGCAACCACGAAACCCTGCCTCCGGGCGGGGTATCTTGCTCCTCAGGAGTTAGTGAAATCCTAAGATAGAGTTGTCCCATGCCCGGTTCCTTCCGCACAGAAGACTTGCTCGCTCCCATCGCCGCCTATCCGGTAGTGAAAAGTGAGCAGCGCAAGCATCACGCATCAAAGGCCGACTACCATCGCAAGATGGCTGAGGTGTTTCGACGCGCTGGATACCCTGTTGCCTACGCACTCCACAATGCAGCAGCCACAGCGCACCAGATCGTTGCTGATAACGGTGAGGAAGACAGTTCGGTGGACAGCGATGACATTGAGGCAGCCAACGCCGCTTCAGATGCCGCCGAAGGCGCAGGTGCGAGTGCATCGACCGGATACGCTGACAGCGGCAGCGAAGGTTCCTAACGAAAGGTGAAATCCATGAACTTTGACTTGAACGACCTTGAGAAGGCAACTGAGGCAACTCAAGCCCTTCACGGTCTCATTAGTGAAAACCACGGCAAGGCTGCTGCGACGCTCAAGGCTCTCGCTGCGACTTCTGAGGGTGAGGAAATCAAGGCTGCTGCTGAAAAGGCTGCCGAGGCTCATCTTACTGCCGCAAAGGATCACGCCGAGGCCGCAGGTGGCATTGAGGGAGCCGCAGCAAAGGCACTCGCTTCAGCAGAAGTGGCAGATGTAGCCACGAAGGAACTCAAGAAACTGTTCTGATGAAAGTCTGGCTTGACGTCCTGCTCTATTCCACCATCGGCTCCGTCTGCATGGTGGCAAAGGACGTGGTTGGCACAATCCTTGTTGATGCCATCGCAAACGGCAAGGCGCGACTTGCTGGAAACATGGACGCCATCTCGGACGTCGCCAACATCGTGCTGGCTTCATTCTCCGGTGTGGAACTTATCCATCTCGGTTGGAGAGGCTGTATCGGTATTCTACCAATCGCTCTGACAGGGAAGTTCGTGACCCAACACTCAGTCAAGTGGTCGGACAAAAACATTCACGATGACGGTGAGGCTTAGTCGGTCTCACTCATGCCGCGCTCGGCTAGTGAAATCAGTAGGTCGCCCACGATGGACTGACCTTCCTCTTCATCGTCACTGTCGCTTCCGTCAATCGCCCGATCCACGATGGTTCGCTTATGGGCGATGAGTGCTGAAATGTCTTCGTCAATCGTGCCAGCCGTGAGCATGAGCCAAGCCGTGACGCTATCGGTTTGACCGATCCGGTGGCAACGGTCTGCCGCTTGCTCCATGTCGCTCGGTGTCCACCCTTGCTCGATAAACAACACGTCACTCGCAGCCGTGAGCGTCAGTCCCACTCCGGCAGCCTTGATGTTGCAAGCGATGACCTTCTGCTCGTCCGAAGTCTGGAACAAGTCCACATACTCTTGACGCTTTTCACTACTCATGCCGCCTTGTATCTTCACACCGTTAGCGAATGAGGTTGCGACGTCATCTACGACAGTCCGATGCCACCCGAACACGACCAACTTCTTGTCGTTTGCTAGAAAGTCCTCGACCCACTGCTTCGCCACAGTCATCTTCGCCCGTGCAGCCAACTGCTTGAGGGTGCTGATCGCCACGAGTTGCTCTGCGGCTCTCGCCCTGAGTGCCTTCTTCCACGCCTCTTTGCGCGCAGCATCGCTGGTTGCGCCACTCTCAAGTGCCAACTTCATAGCGAGTTCCGACAAGTATTTCACTATGTCGGCTTCGGCCTTCTTGTATTCCTTCATCACGGCTGGATCGCCTTCAATGAGGATTTCACTCCACATCTTCGGCGGCAGTTCGGTGAGGACTTCCATCTTGCGCCGCCGCACATAGCAGAGGCTCCGTAGTTTACGGTTGAGCGCAGCCAGATTTCGTGGCGATGCGTTGCCGTAGGTGGAACGGAAACGGGTCGCACCACCGAAGTCATCTAAACGCCCGATTACTCGCAGTTGCGTGATGAGTTCTAGTGGTTGGTTCACGATTGGGGTTCCCGACAGACACACCCGAACGCCTCCGGATTTCACCTTGTCGGCCAACTTGACGCTCGCCTTTGATCTCTGCGCTGCACCATTCTTGATGTATTGACTTTCGTCAAGCACGATGCCGCCGAGTGGTGGAAACCTCTCAACCCAGTGGGTCAGAACGTCGTAGTTCACAACATACACATCGGCATCGGGGACGTTGCCCTGCGTTCCACCAAGAACCTTGACCTTGAGGTGGGGAAGCCATGAGTGCAGTTCGCGCTCCCAGTTGAGTTTCAGGCTGGCAGGACAGACGATAACTGCTGGAAACGCGTTGGCTGCTTGCAGGCAGGCCATTCCTTGCACCGTCTTGCCAAGCCCCATCTCGTCACCGATCAGCACACCGCCCTCAGTTTGGCGCACAAGGCTCCAAGTGCCGTTGTCGTGTTCGTAGCCCATCGCTCGCATCGCATAGGCGACACCGGCTCTCTGGAACGGGAAGAGTTGCAGTCGTTCGTTGCCCATGCTTGCTACTGAAATCTCAGCGTCCTTCGCAGCCGACGCCTCAATAACCTCTTGCACAAGGCTGGCATCATCAAGGAGTTGCTCTGCCTCTACTGAAATCTTCGCACCGTGCTGGTTGATAAACGCTCTGACTTCATTTGCGCTCTCGACCGGAACCAACCACACTCGGTCATCACTCGACCACCGAGCACCCGGCATCATGCGAACCTGTGCGAGAACATCGGTGTTGTAGTTGAAGGTGAGGGCGAACTCCCCGTTCCGTGCTGAAATCTTCGGAGCGAGTTTGATTTCGTGGTCAGGAAGTCGTTTGACGTCATCAGTCAAGAACAACTCATACTCGGCGGCTATCTGTTTCACTAGAGAGGCAGTCTCGTGAGGAACGATCCACGCCCTCTCGTTTGCGTCCCAACGCCGACCCGGAATGGAACGGATAGCGTCAATCAGGCTCGGTTGATAGTCAAACCGGATAACGATTTCACCACGCTCAACCGCAGCCGTACCAGCGTATTGCGGGCGGTCAGGTGCAGGCGCAGTCTCAAGGACAGCCTTTGCACGCTCACTCACGACGATACCGTTTCTAGCAGCCCAAGTAAGGACATGACCATACTTCGCTACTGCGACTTGCCACCCCTTCGCATCACGGTTCCAGATGGCAGAGAGCGCAGTCTTCGGGTAAGCAGGATCGCCGTATGGTAGAAAGACCAAGACCTTCCCATTCACGACGTCCACGACACGCACAGGTGGCTTCTTCCGTGAGGTTTCACCAGAGGGCTCCGGAATAGAGGCGTAGTCAATGCCGGCCCGTGCGAGTTGGTCACGGTATTTGGCGAGCATCTTCCAGACAGTCCGTTGGACGTCATCGCTCCAAGTGTCCGGTGAAATCGTGGCGATCTGCTTCCCGAACCGAGCGTCGGGGCCGCTAAATCCCACACCATCGGCACTCACGGCTCCATCACAAGAGCCTGCGAGAACTTGAACAGCACGATACAAAGTCGGGTCAGTTGGCACAGAGTAATCCTAACACTCCACCGGCCTACAGTCAAGCAAAGTTAGTGAAATGTCAGTCGCGCTTAGCAGCCATGTGCTTGAAGAGCGCACCTTCTCCCACTCCGGCATGTTCGGCGATCATCTTCCACGGCACACCAGCGTCACGCAACCGAGTGACCGTGTGGCGACGTTCCTCACCGAGAGACTCGATTTCCTTCTGGTGCTTCTTCATTTCAGTAGAAACGTCAAAGATGTGGCTGAGTAGGGACGCGACTTCAGGCGTCACACCTTCCGGAATGGTCTTGCGCTTCGGCAGAGGGGTCAAGGCAACAGTCATCATTCTCCGTTTCGTTGGATTTCACTAAAGCGTTGTCGGCAAGTAGGTGCTGCTCGTGGAACCACGGGCCGGACACGCCGAATGAGCGCGGTCCACACACCGGACAGTAGCCATTTTCGTCAGTCGGGTCGTGTTTCACCATAAGACCTCCTGATACACCCTACTACAGTAAGCCAGATTAGGCGATGGGGATAATCGTGACGCTGAGGGCATCTCGTCCGTAGATCGGTGCAAGGAAAGTGATTTTCACCACGACAGTTGAGTTATCGTCAATGATAACGCCTGCGTCAATCAAACCATCTACGGCAGCCTTGAGTGCTGGAAAGCAGTTGCCGGTGTCTTGACGGTAGCGAGCGTTGAGGACATACGGTTGAGCGATGACTTCAATCATCTCTAGTGGTGGAATGTTCTCGGCAATCGCAGCGTCACGGAACGCCTCTCGCCACTCCTTGACCAACTTGGCTCTGGCCATGTGGTGAAGGGTGCGCTCCTTATTGAGCGACCACGGACGCACCTCATACTCGATTGTCCACGAAGTCATAGTGAAATCACTCGGAAGGGCTTGCGAACATACGGAGTGTGATACATCGCAGCCGCAAGGACAAGTCGAACACGCTTCTGTGGTGAAAGTTCCTCAACGGCTTCTAAGACGTGGAAGGCGGCAAGTGCAGGTGGCCCACCCGACCCGAGTGCGTTGTATCGTTCTGAAGATTTCACCACTGAGAAGTCCGAACCGATCTCATAGACCCCATCAAGCCCCACGACGAGCACACCCCAATCCGGTTGTGCTGGAAACCCTGCTCGCTCTGACTGACCGAGAAGGAAGTCACGGACTTGGTAAGCATCTCCCATGCCGCTGTTCTGGACGAGTTCCATAATGCGGAACGACCCCGAGACCCCCACCAGTAGGTCGCCAGCCCGCCAGACCTTGAGGTTGCTTGTGGTGATTGCGGAACCGTCCCCGAACGCTCCACTATCGCCGCCGATGACGGCACTCTCACCATCAGACCAACCGGCAATAATCGTCATGGATCAACTCTACCCCCCGATTACTGCTTTCTCTTGTAGTGAAATCCGGCGATACCGAGTGCAGTGTTGATGATGGTGCAGATAAGTGTGATGGTCATGCCCTTACGGTGTCCGATGACTACCGTGGCGCACTCAACCTTGTTCTGCGGTGTGGTTTCCACCAGCGACGAACGCCTGACCTTCGGTTCCCCACTTCGGAGTTGTCCAGCCGCACGAACAGATCGGTTGGAACAGGTCACGGTTCATCATTTGGCTCTTGGTCTGCTCAATCCTGATGCGGTGCTCACCCGTGTAACGGATTTCACTAGACTTGGACTTGCCCGCCATTACCGGCTCGTCGTTTCGTACTTGACGCGTCGAACGCGAACCCAGTGGTGGTGATCGCCAATGTCTTGCACTTCCCAATGGTCATGGCACTTGTAGCAAGCCCAGATGGTTCCGATGGTGAAATCTTCTGCGCTCGGCGTCTGACAGTTGTGCGGGGTGTAGATGACGTACCCTGCCTGTTGAGCAGAGGTCGCAATCTCACATTCCTCAAGCGACGGGACGTTGTTCTCGCTCTTCACGAAGTTCTCCTTACCGATAGTTAGTGAAATCTACCAGACGGGACAGCAACCGCGTGGGCGACGAACAACTGCTGAGGCGTGATCGTGTAAATGTCTCCCCAGCCGAGATACCAACCCCCGTAGCGGAGACTTTCACCACCGAGCGCGGAACAAATCCACGACCCCGGACGCCGGAAGGACACAAACCACTCCGGCGTCACGACGTCAATGGCGATGCAGGCAATCGTGAGTAGTCCGTAAGGATCGCCGAGTTGGTTCGTGGCGAACTCTGCGACCTTTCTACCATCGCACTCTGCCGGTGGAGGCAGAAGGGTAATCAGACTTGCCGACTGCGAAATGTCCGTGAACTTGGAGAGGATTACACCATGAACAGGCGTGGCCTGAACGACCATGATCTCATCGTAAGTGTCGCCAGCCTTGACCACCGTGAAGACATGATTGTAAGTAGCGTGGTGAAACTTGATGCGCTCACCCACACGGATCAAGCGTCCGACTTGCCCGTTGGTCTTGGCATAGCCGGTGTAGCCGACTTGGATTTCACTAGGCTGCAAGTTGATGCTGCACTCTGTCGCTACCATTTTGGCGTTTGCCCCCATCGTTGTTGTGTCGCAACCCCATTACTCATCTGTTGGAGAGCCGCTTGTGCTGAAGGCTCATTGGACTGCGGCCATGCCTTCGGAGCGTTCTCCCACTTACCGTAGTTTTCACTAGCAGGGTCAAGAGAAGCAGCCGCCATGCTCGCTTGGTAGCCGTTGCCACCCGTAGGAACGAAGTTTCCACCCTTTGACGCATCTCTGAAGGTGTGGAACGAAGCAGCGAGAGCATGTGTTTGGGCCGCAGCAAGGTGCGCCTTAGCAAGTTCGGTGTGACCCTCTTGATACGCTTTGGCAGCGAGTAGAGCGTGGCCGCTAGCGATTTCACTATGGCCCTTGATAAACCGTTGTGGATCATCGCGCATCGCAACAATCGAACTGCCCTTGTGCAACTTGAGTGCAGCGGCAGCAAGACCGTCAGAAGTCCACTGGTTCCCGTGAAACTGATGACCCGGAACGCCGCCCTTAGTGAAATCGTAGCGAGGCCTCAAGAGGTCTTCTGTTGAGAAAGAGATGGCCACTCCGGCAAGTCTAACGCTCGCTTAGTGAAATCTTTATGAAGTAGAGTGGAGTGCATGGGTATCAACGTTCAGTCCGAAACTGTCTCTATCAACTCGATTTCAGCACACCCCGACAACCCTCGGCTTGGCGATGTGGCTGCGATTGCGGAAAGCCTCCGGGTCAATGGGCAGTTCTCCCCTGTCGTAGTCTGGAACGACGTCATTATTGCTGGAACCCACACTTGGAAGGCCGCGAAGAGCCTCGGTTGGGAAACCATCGCCATCACTCGATTTGAGGGAAGCGAAGACGATGCGCTGCGAGTGCTGATCACCGACAACCGAACGAGCGACATAGCGACTTACGACAACGAACTGCTCCTTGACCTACTGAAATCTTTGCCTGACCTTGACGGAACCGGCTTTGACGTTGAGGACATGGATAAGATTGACGGTCTGCATCGCGCCGATGGCGGTGGAGTGTCACCGACACCCTTTGACGAAGACGATGACCCTGTGGATAACCCACCTGTGCTGATCCAACTCGGGGACTACCGTGGTCACTTGGACTACGGACTTCACGCACTCTGGCTTGAGAACTTGAAGGAAGCGGTTGGTGAAAAGAAGTCGGCAATCAACCGTGAGATCAAGGCTCGCCTCGACTTGCCAGAAGTAGCGAAGCCGGTAGTGAAATCTAAGAAGGCCGCGAGTAAGCAAGCAACGGAGAAGTTCACGATTGGCGAAGCGGAGCAAGTTCCTCTCGGTGTGCTGAAAAGGTATCCGAGCAATCCTCGTGAGGGAGACATTGGAGCGATCAGTGAGAGCCTCAGAGTGCTCGGTCAGTATCGCCCTATCGTGGTGAACAGCCGCAATAACCAAATCCTAAAGGGCAACCACACAGCCGCAGCAGCATCGGCCCTTGGGTGGAAAGAGATCGCCGTGGTCTGGGTGGACGCCGACGAAGAGCAGGCGGCACGGATTGTTCTCGCAGACAACCGAACTGCCGACCTCGCAACCTACGACAACGACATGCTCGTTTCCACCATCGCCAAACTTGACAGTCTTGAGGGGTCTGGCTTTGATGACGAAGACTACTTTGAGTTGCAGATGGGCAAGGATAGCAATCCTACGAAAGAGGTGAAATCCAAGTTCCGGATCGGCGAGTATGGCTTCTCAACACCGGAGAGCATCTGCAAGCAATGGGTTAGTGAAATCATTATGCCTGATGAGGCACTTAGTCGGCTCGGTATCCCACTCGGAGCACTCCTACGAGAAGAAGAATAATAGAGCCTTAGTGGTAAAATCTCTCTGACGCCGCAAGAGAAAGAAAGGGTCGGGTCATGGACAACCGTTTCTCGACACAATCTCTGCTGAAATCTTTCTCGTCGTATCCCCTTGTCAAGGGTGGACCCGGATCGGGCCCGCCAAAGGGACATGAGTTCCGAGGAAACCAATACACGAGTGGATCGGGCAACTCTGGCAAGCAACTTGCTGGAAAGTCTGCATCACTCGCCTCACGCGCAACTGCACAGCGATCCACCGAAGACACCGCAAGAGGTCGCCTGAACGCTGCTGCTGAACACAGGGCAATCGGTAGCGAGCACACGAACATCGCTACTGAGCACCGTGAGATTGCCGCCAGCGCGCGCAAAGCCGGAGATTTCACTACAGCAAGCCGCCACGTCGCAGCCGCACAAGCCCACGAAGAGGCAGCCGTTCGCCACTACGGAGCAGGAACCACGACTGAACCCAATCCCTCTGTGCTGGAAAACGCCCACGACCTTAGTCAAAAGGCATTAGCCGCAAGTCAAGAGACCGACAGGAGTAAGTAATGAAGAACCGATTTGGAACAGAAGTTCTACTGAAATCAGTATCGAACTACCCTGTCTCAAAGGGCGACGTTATGGGACATGCGTTCCACGGGAACCAACATGAAGCAGTCTCAAGTTCTGGCAAGACCGCCAGCCAACTCGCATCGGCAGCCGCGAACCTCGCTCACGACGCAACAAGGGGTGGTGAAATAAACCATCGCGAACTGTCATTACGGCACGAAGGCTTAGCCATTGAACACAGAGACCTTGCTTACTCAGCAAAGGCCGAAGGCAAAGAGCCTACAAGTTGGGCGCACGAAGACGCTGCGGCAGACCACGACATGGCTGCTCGCTTTCAAGGGAACGCCCTTGATGGAACCGACTACTCAAGAAGAATGGCAGAGCAAATGTCGGAAAGTGCGGCAAGAAGCAGCGAACGAGCAAGTTAGGAGAATAACCAATGACCAACCCATTCTTGACGAGTGACTTACTGAAATCCCCGAGCAACTATCCCGTGGTCAAAGGCGACGTCATGGGCCACGAGTTTCACGGAAACCAATACCAGACGGCAAGTGGACGAACTGCTCAAGACCTCAAGCACATCGCCGATCAGTTGTTCAAGGAAGTAAACCCATCAAGTAGACTTCAATCGGGCGATGGTAAAACGACCCACGCAGAACTAGCGGACAAGCACCAGACACTTGCAGACGAGCACTACGAACTTGCTGAAAAAGCCGAAGCCGCCGGTGACGGTAATGCGAGCCGCCTCCACGAAGACGCCGCAGCCCTCCACCAAGAGGCCGCATTACACCACGAACGCGCTCAAGAAGAACAAGGTCGCAGTTTTGACTACGCAAGCGCAGCCCTCAGGGCTAACTATGCAGCGCAGGCGGCTCAAGAAGCCTCAGGGCGCGCCGCAAACGCCTAAGAGTAGAACAGAGAGGACAACAAATGACTAATCCCTTTCATACTTGCGAACTACTGAAATCTGCAAGCAACTACCCTGTTGTGAAGGGTGATGTTCCCGGTCACATCTTCCACGGCAACCAGTATCAAGAGGGTATTTCAGTAGGCAATAAGGTCTTACCGATGAAGACTGTGCCGATGAGCGTCGGGGCTCGTGATTTCAGCGTCAATCAGACGCTTGGGCAGATCGGGCGCATGAACGTCCTCGCAGTCTCAGGTGGCAAGGTCAATGGTCTCTACGGGCCCAATGGTGGAAAAGCAATCGGTGTCGAACTGCCGGTGAGTAGCGGCTACAAGGTTCGTGTCTATCTCAACGACAACGATACCTACACAGTCCAGCGCGTTTACCACACCGCAGCCAGCGAGAAACTGCTTGGTGAAACCACGGGTGTCCACGCCGATCAGGTCGGAGAGGACGTCTATCAAGCCGGTATGTACAAGTCCAACTCCTTCGGTGGCCACACGCCGAAATGACCCAATGGTGGTCGTGGTGCTTAGATGGCTTCGGTCTTCTCTGCACCTACCTCGTTGGTAGAAAGTTCTGGTGGGGTTGGCTCTGTTATCAAGGCTACAACGCCGTATGGGTCTCTTATGCGATTTTCACTAGACAGTGGGGCTTCCTCCCCGGTTGCATCGTCTATGCCACGCTCAATCACAAGAACATGAGGGCATGGCGCAAGGACAGTCCCGCCAAGTAGAGTGACGAGCGTGGAACCGAACGCGCTCAACTCTGCTGGTAGTGAAATCCTTGACGTCCATGCCTGAGAACTACAACTTCTTGATTGACCCCTCAGTTGAGGTGGAAATCCCGAAGTCAGTCTCACAGCGCGTCGAGATGGTCGCAGAAACCCTCGGCTACTACACGCAACAAGTAGATGACCTAGTGAAATCCGCAGTCGAAGCGAAGAAGCGCGAAATCACACTCGCCATCGCAACCATCGAAGCGCGCCTCATGGTGGAACTGTTCCAGAACAAGATCACTCCCGAAGAGTACGCAACGACCATTTCCTCACTCGCCCACAAAGCAGGAGAGGTCAGAGCCGCAACCGACGCCTTCCATGCTGAAATCACAAACCAGTTCCGCGCCTTCGTCTCAGGAGCCATGAACAAGGGTTCACTCAACTACATCAACCAAGTGTAGTGAAATCCACCACAGCCCCCCATCGTATTGTGTAGTATCCCTCTCACCCCTACGGGCGATCCAGCCCCATGACACAGAGAGAGGTGAAATGCCGACGAAACTCCGACCCGGACGCTCAAGCCCCGGATACGACTTCGCAGCGAAGGTCACTTACCGCATCAACGGAAAGAAGACCTACTTCACACTAGGGACGTGGAAGACCTACGAAGAGGCAGCAGAGGTGGAAAGTAAGTTCCGCACCCTCTACGCTCAAGACCCCTCAAAGGCGCATGAACACGCCGCCAGTCTCCGCAGACCAAAGTTGCCGAGTGGTGTGGTGTTCCCCGAAGGTCACTCCGCAGCGAAACCCTACAAGGCAGTCGTGCGCCGTGGTGGAAAACAATACTCACTCGGTTATTGGAAGACGCTCCAAGAGAAGGAAGCAGCGATCGCCCTGTTCGTCGAATGGTGGCAATACGACGCTCAACACGCCGACGATTGGGTGGTGGAAATCCGCCTACCGAGCGTGGACGATCCACGGGTCATCAACGGGTCGGCTCGCAACCACCCGTTAGTGAAACAAGCAATCAAGGAATACGAAGAGCGACTGCGCGCCGCAATCAACGACCAGAAGAGCAACCAGAAGAGCAACTCCAACAAGGTAGTGAAATAAATGCCCACTAATCGTTCCTTGCACCCAGAAACCGGCTGGCGATACGTCACAGCCCCGTGGCAAGCAGCAAAGTGGCGCAACGGACGCCTCTACCACCTTGGATACTACGGAACGAAAGAGAAGGCACAAGAGGTAGAAACCGCATTCGTGCAGTCCTTTACTGACCTCATGTTAGAAGGGGACAACAACGCCACACAAGAACTCGCGGTGGAAATCCGCAACGAGAACTACGAAGGCAAACGAACTCGCCTGATCAAAGCCCGCGAACAACTCTCAACCCAGAGGTAGCATAGTCCCATGGTTAGTGAAATCACCCAAGAGCCCAATACTCCACGCTGTCGGAACTGCGGCGCAACCATCGAACCCATCGAAACGGTTTCCACCACTTACCGACACACTAATAAAGCCTTCCACTGCGACCTTGATGACGATGCCTCATTGACCGCAGAACCAATGATCCGCTAATGACGAACACACCCGACTTCTCCCTACCAGAGAAACCCTTAGAGTTCCCTGTTCCACCAATCCCACAGAAACTCGGTATCGGCTCCACGATTACCAAGGAGAAGGTAGAGACCTTCCTTGACTTGCTACGGAGAGGGAATGTAGTGAAAACTGCATCACGGGCGATTGGTCACAGCGCAGTAGGAGTGATGGCATGGGTAGAGAAGGGAAATGCCCTCATTGAGAGTGGTAGAAACCTTGATGAGATGAATGTCGCTGAGCAACTGTACGTTTATCTGGCTAGTGAAATCGAAGTAGCAAGGGCAACGGCACAGGTCAATGCCATCGAAGTCGTGCGAAAAGCAGCAGCAAAAGGCAACATCCAAGCAGCGACATGGTTCCTAGAACGCTCTGACCCGGAGAACTGGGGTCGGGTCATTCGCCAAGAGATCACCGGCGAAGGTGGCGGTGCAGTCCAAGTGGACGTTGATGCAGTCAGTCGGAAACTTGAGGCACTCGCTCAGAACTTGATTATTGACGCTGATGTTCTTGATAGTGCTCTCGACGAGCCGGAAGTGGGCGTGTTAGAGCCTCCGGTTAGTGAAATCCCTGATGAGAAGGTAGTTGAGTAGCACTCGGATCGGACAATAAATGCCCGAAACGGACAAAAAATACCCATTCGCAGTCAAGAAAGAGGCAATCTGATGCAGAACCCCCACCTACAGTGGCTCATTCGACGCTCCGTGACAGGATACTCACTGATTGCACTCGCCAACAACAGTCAGATTGTCGTTGGAGATTTCACTAACCCGCTAGAGGCGGCAGCCGCCAGAAGTAGCATCGCAGCAGCCCTCAATGCCTACCCATCGGTTGAGGTTGGGAGTGCGCCACTCAACTGAGTAGTGAAATCCCACCAGTGGCCCCTCATTTGCCTTGTGGCGGGCGCAAACCCTTCGGTGGGGAGAATGTATGGCTGGGGGAGTTGGACACAGTAGAGCGCGTTGTCACGGGCAAGTAGTCAAGTAGTAGTAGTCGGGTTGTGCTCGACTGTTCCCCCAGCCGTTTGACACTCTATACACAATCGGCAGTGGTGATCGCTCTAGAGCACAGTCACGATACGGGCCGAGTAGTTGGGGAGGTCTTCATCGGCCAACCCTGTCAGCCAATCGTCAATCTGGTCTTGCGCTCTGCGCTTATTTACGGTGTAGCGTTGCCGCACGACGAACCTACCGGCTATGTCCCCACGAAGAGGGCAAAGGATAAGGTCAGCACGGAAGACGCCGAACTGACGCCCCTTCATGCTTGTCCGAAGAGGCTCTTCTGGCAAGTCCAGCAGTAGCCCGACTTGATCATCTCGCGTCCAGCAGGCGAGAGGTTCGGGAAGGCATCTTGCACCTTCACACCCTCAACGCTCCACAGCCGGTAGGCTTCGGCGTCCACCTCACCACGGGTCACGGTTCCACACATCGAGCAGTGGGCATCAAGGGTCTTGGTTGCGTTGGTCATTTGTTGCTCCTTCATGGTCAGTTCCTTCATGTATCTAGTATGCGCCTATCGCAGCAGGAAGTCAAGTCCAAACGGAAGATTATTTCCGATACGCCCTATGCCCTGTTCGCAAACCGCTTCTGGCAAGGCGGGCAAAGGTTGGACTTGATCACCTCACGCTCGGTGGCGGAGAGGTTGGC